AATTTTTTCACTTGAAATATAAGAATCTAATGTATCTTCACAACATTCTAATACAATAATTTCGACAGGAAATTTATCTATTGAGCAAAATATTTCTTCGTTATTATCATCAGCATCATCGCTTTCTTCACTACTTGATTCATTTGATTCTGTTTTATTTGAGTCTAACGATTCAGTATTTGATGATCTAGAAGAACAAGAGTCAGAATTACTTGTTTCATTTTTACTTGTATTATGAATGCTAGATTTTGTAGATGCTTTATCTAATATCTCTATATTTTCATATGTTAATTCTAATTCTTCTACTATATTTTTATTTTCTAAAGAACTATATTGATTACAATCATCAGTTAAATCTTGAGTCAAATCATCAATATTTAAATCATCAATATTCAAATCATCAATATTTAAATCATCAATATTCAAATCATCAGTCAAATCATTAGTATTTGTATTTATTAACAATGCTTTTTTATATTTATTACTTTTACAAAAAATATTTTTTATTTTCTGATTGCCTTCGATCTTAAATAGATTGTCTCTATATTTATGAAAATAGTCTGATTCATTTAAAAACTCTAAATCTTCGGATATATTAACCTTAAAATTATTTTTTATTCCTAAAAATGCCCCATAATAATTTAATCCGTTATAAAAATTATAATTATTTAATAAGCAACTAGATAAAAATGAGAAAAATCCATCAATATATGCCGAGTTATTTGGATCTAATATTTTTTTATATTTTGTGTAATATTCGCTATGACTGTTAGAACCGTTATAAAATTTAGGTAATTCTAAAATATTATAATCATTATCATATTTACCTAACATATATTTTACTGGATCTATTAATGGACTAAATTTTATAAAAATATTTTTGCTACATTTATTACTGCATATATCACATATTTCGGCAACAAATTTATTATAATTAATTTTTTCTGTTATATTTTCCAATTTATAGCTATTATTTAAATTAATTGTATTGTAATTATTGCTATTTAATTCAAAATAATTATTATATAATGGAAAATAATTTTGAACATTTGATATATCTAAGAAATTAGTATTACTAATTATTTCAAAAAGTTGCTTGTTATTATTTTTTCTATAGTTTAATTCCATTTAATAAATTAAAAATACTTATTTTTCTTATTTATAACACAAATAATATTTCTAAATATTTCTAAATATTACTAAATATTACTAAATATTTCTAAATATTTCTAAATAATAGTAAATATTAGTAAATAATTTAGTTTAAATCTTAGATTATATAATATTATTAATAAACAATAATGACATTAGAATTAAAAAAATTTGATATTAAAACTATTAGTTTTAGACCAGATGAAAATAAAGGTCCTGTCATTGTTTTAATTGGTCGTCGCGATACAGGTAAGTCATATTTAGTTAGAGATCTTCTTTATTATCATCAAGATATACCAATAGGAACTGTTATTAGTGGAACTGAAGCCGGTAATGGTTTTTATGCTGAACATGTTCCTAAACTTTTTATTCACGACGAATACAATACTGCTATTATAGAAAATATTTTAAAAAGGCAAAAAACAGTATTAAAGCAAATAAAAAAAGAAGTAGAAGTTTATAAAAAATCAAATATAGATCCTCGTGCGTTTGTTATTTTAGATGATTGTCTATATGATGGTAGTTGGACTAAGGATAAAATGATGCGGCTTCTTTTTATGAATGGGCGTCATTGGAAAATAATGTTAGTAATTACTATGCAATATCCTTTAGGTATTCCTCCAAATCTTCGCACAAATATTGATTATGTTTTCATTTTACGAGAACCATACATAGCAAATAGACGAAGAATTTATGAAAATTATGCTGGTATGTTTCCAACTTTTGAAAGTTTTTGTCAAGTAATGGATCAATGTACGGAAAATTATGAATGTTTAGTAATAAATAATAATGCTAAATCAAATAAGCTACAAGACCAAATTTTTTGGTATAAAGCAGATCATCATAAAACTTTTAAATTGGGTTCAAAAGAATTTTGGGAAATTAGTAAAAATTTAGATTCTGATAATGAAGAAGAAATGTATGATCCAAATATACGAGATAAGAAAAAAGGACCTAAAATAAATGTTCGCAAAACAAAATGGTAAGAAATTTATTTATAATATTTTTCAATAAATATTATAAATTTATAAAGAAATTTATAAAGAAAACAAAATTATTTATAGTATTACGCATCAGTTTTGTTTGATTTAGAAACTGACTCTTTATCCTCTGAATTAATTAGTAATATGTCTTTTTCTCCTTTTGTTGTTTCTGATGTTGCTTTCTCAGCACGTTCTTTTTGTCTTTCTAATAGTTCCCCTAAACCGTGATCATTATCTTTCTTTCTTCCCACAATAACATCGTCCGCATCAAATAATTCTTTACGTAAATCAGCAGTAGATACATCATCATCTTCTTTGTCACCAAAAAGTAAATTTTTACCAGGCACATCCATTCTATCGGCATTTATTAAATTACCCTCTTCATCTATTGTTTGCATTAATTTATTACCTTCCTTTTGAGCTTTAGCAATATTTTCTTGAATTGCTTTCTTTTTACTTTCTTTTACCCGTTCTTTAAATTGCTCTTTAGATATTTCATCATTTTTTTTCTTATGACTCATAAGTTCATTCAAATCTTTTTCTAAATATTCAACACGTCCTGTCTTATATGCCTCCGGATGAAAAGGCATCCACATACCAACTGCTCCTACATATACATCGTGGTTTGGATCCGCTTCTCTTAACATCTTGCTTCGCATTTCTGCTTCTTCTTGAGAACCAAATACTCCTCGCACTTTAATACCTCTTGTGTTTGTTTGAAATTCATGTAGTTCATTATATTCTTTTTGTAATTGCTCTTCTTTAGCATCAATAAATGTTTTATATTCATCATCTAAAGTAGTTAAAAATAAGTTTCCTTTTTCTTCTTCTACAAATTCTTCCATATCTTTGCTTAATTTATTAAAATCTAAATTATACTTATATGCTAAAAAATTTAAAAATTGTGTATATTTTTCAAAAGTTTTTTTAAACTCGAAGTTCTTCAAAAACTTTTCAAAATAAAATAATTCTTTATTTTTAATATGGTCTTCCGGAGAAATAAAGCTTAAACATACATATTTTTGACCACTTATAGGTTTATCTTCATCTAATAAATCTACATATTTGGTTTTTTCTAAATTAGGTGATTGTTTGTCTTTGTCTCTGTCTCTGTCTCTGTCTCTGTCTTTGTCTTTGACTTTAGAAGATTTTTTATTAAACATTTTATAACATAGTATTTTAATATAATTTTAAGTATTTTATTTAAACATTATATAATTAGTTAAATTTTTATAATAAAATATTAAAAAATTTAAATTAAATATTTAGGTAAAATATTTTAAATTTTAAAATTAAAATTTAAAAATTAAAAACTAAAAACTAAAAACTAAATAGAATAGTTTAAATTGTGTATAAATATAATTTTTTTCTTAAGTATTATTATAAAACAAAATGAATTTCAGTATGGGTGAATTAGTTAAAAGAGCTGTAAAATATTTGGTCGAAGGTTTGATGGTAGCTATTGTTGCTTTTGTCATTCCGCAAAAACCATTGAAGATGGAAGAAATTGCTATTATTGCTTTAATGGCTGCTGCTACATTCTCTATTTTAGATACATTTATTCCAACTATGGGCGTAAGTGCTAGATCAGGTGCTGGTTTTGGTATTGGTGCTAATTTGGTTGGTTTCCCAAGAATGTAATATAAATTTTTTTTCTATAAATAGTTATTTGTCAATTAGTATTAGTCTTTCTAATCTAAATATATTTACTGTTAATCTAAATATATTTACTGTTAATCTAAATATATTTATTAAAATTAAGATCTACAAAAACTCCTTGTAAGAAATATAAATTGGCATCAACAAAAAACAAAAAGTGTAAAATATTTTATGATGTATAAATAAATTTGCGCCTATAAATACTTTAATACTTCTTGTGTTTCTTTGTACTACGTTTTGTACTCTTTTTCATATTTTTATCTGACTTAATTGTTGCTTTATAATCTTCTTTAGGTATATATCTAAAAAAATTTATATTATATATTTTGGAATTGCGTAATATTTCTTTTGTTTTAATTTTAGCATATAATTTAGACTTCTCTTCTCTCATATCTTCTAGTGTTTTTTGTTTTCCATAACACAATACACTGAATCTTCGCAACAACCCTTTTTGTTGAAGACGATTTTTTAATTGGACTTTAAATAAATACTCAGCAATACATAATAATCTATTTTCATTATAATAAGGTCTATTTGCATATATAAATATTAAATAAAAACTTAGTATTGTATCTATTGATGCTACTTTTATTTTTTGTCCGTTAATATTTATTAAATTATAACTATGGCAAGCATTTGGTTTATAAATAAAAGCTATTACATCATTATTTACAATAATTTCATAATGAATATCAACATATTCACCAATTGGTTGTTTTTTAAAAATTTTTACATTTTTAAAACCTTCATATTCTAATTGTTCTTTCAAGATAGTAGCACTAGATTGAGGATCTTCGCTTAATACATCAAAATCAGGAATATTAGAAACTTGTTTTCTCTCTTTATATGGCATATATTTACTATATAATGTTGACGCATATCCTCCAAAAAAAACAAGGCCTTGATTAATAAATGATGTTCTTGTTATTTCATATATGGCTGCTTGGTCCTCTTGTTTTCCTTCGTATTGTCTTTGAAAATCTTGTTTATCACAAGATATGCCTTTTAATGGATAATTTTTATTTAATAATATAATACGTTTTAATACTTTTTCCCAGCGAGACACGTCTCCCATTGGACGAGATAATTCAACATACAATGCCATACGTAGAAAATTAGGCGGACAATAATTAATCCCATTAATTTTGATTGCTTTATTTGAAATATTTTGAAATAATTTTTTATCTAATAAAGTAATATCGGCAATTGGAACAAAATTTACAAATACTTTATATGTTCCGGCATGTACTCCTGATTTGGCTTCTACTTCTTCATACCCGGCTTTATAATATATATTAGCTAAATCTTTGGCGTATTGTGTAGCATAAGGAGAAAAAAAATCATAATCAGGTATTTCAATATTTTTGTTATAAAATCTGTATTGTTCTGGTAGTATATTATTTATAGCAGTTCCACCATAACATAAAATTTTATGTGTTCGCATGAATTTTTCTAAAATTTCGATAATATTTTTAATAGTATCTGATTGAACTAACTTTTTTCCAATTAAATATGAGGCATTATCAATAGCACTTCTTAGGATTTTTAATTCTTTTTCTTCAAATGATTCTTTCATATATTAATATAATATAACAATATTTATAAATAACAATATTTATAAATAACAATATTTATAAATAACAATATTTATAAATAACAATATTTATAAATAACAATA